ATAAAAAAAGCGAAAAAAATGAAAAAAAATACTCAAAAAAGCGTGAAAAATCAACATTTTTTAACTTTTTTTGTTCTATGTTTGTTCTTTTTCATCAATTCTTGCAATTTTTCAACAAAAAATGAGCGATTCGAGTGTAAATGGTCGCCTGATTATGAAAGAATTAGCGAATCAGCGATGGATTCTATGGATGACATGAAAAGAATCAATTTACAGCAGATGAAAGCTCGCTGTAATTTTTGATAAATAGTAGAAAAAGGAAAAAATCATGTCCCATTGTGCAAATTGCGGCCATTTAAGTCATTGTAACGAAAAATGTTTACAAACTTACAAAGATGGCGATAATAAAGACATACAAATAGAATGTTGTAAAGAATGTAGATGTGAAAGTTGTAAGGATTAGTAGTTTATGGCAAAAATGAGAATATTTAAGTTTTGGAATGAAGCAGGTGACGAAAAAGAAAAAGAAGCGCTTAGTTTAAAGAAAGCAATTATGTCAGTTCAGTCTGATTTTAAAGATAGAATGATAAGTGTTGAATATATCAGTAAAAAAGGCAAACAAATGTGTCATGGTATTTTAATACCAATTGGTAGAAAAGTAAAACAAGCGTTAGTTCAAGAAAGAAGACGAGAAGCATTAAAATTAGCTAGAGGCAGATAATGTTAACTGGTAAGTTTGTTGTTTTAAAAGATAAACAAAGATTGAAGTTTACAAACTATGATGATATACCATCTAGTTTTAATCATGTAATATCTTTTGAGCCTGATTATCCAGAACCGCCTCATACAAGTGAACAACATGAAGAAATTGAAAAGTATCAATCTTATTTACAGGAGTTATTAAATCGTGCCAGCGGTAACTAGAATAGGTGACGCAGATGTGGCTCATTGTTCAGGAATGACAAGAGCTGCAGGTTCGCCAAATGTATTTGCAAATAGTATAGCAGTTTCAAGACAAGGTGATAATAATACATCTCATTTATTACCAGGTGTGCCTTGTCCTGTTCATGCAGCTCCAATAGCCTCAGGTTCATCAACTGTAAGAGTAAACGGTAAAGGTATTGGTAGAGTTGGTGACGGTATATCTGGTTGCACCAGCGTGGCGGCAGGTTCTCCTAATGTTTTCTCAGGTTAATTAATAAAACTCGTATAAATATTACCGTTATGGCAAATTATGACGCTTCATCTACTAATAAAAGTAAAAAATCTGTAAGGACTTATAAAGACCTTAATTTAGATTTTGCTAGACATCCTGTAACTAATGATTTAGTTAAAATAGAAGATGTTGACGCAATTAAAAGAAGTGTTAGAAATTTAATTAACACAAATTTTTATGAGAGACCTTTTCATCCTGAATTAGGTTGTGGTGTTAGAGATTTACTATTTGAAAATTATACACCACTAACAGGTATTTTTATAAAAAGAAAAATACAAGAAGTTTTAATTAACTTTGAACCTAGAGCAAGATTATCTAGTATCAATGTTAATGAACAAATGGACAGAAACGCAATAGATGTAACTGTAAATTTTTATACTTTAAATTTACCAAATCCTGTTTCTGTTACAACAACACTACAAAGAATTAGGTAGATAAATGGCGTCAAACAAATTAACAGTTTCAGAATTAGACTTTGATAATATAAAAACAAATTTAAAAACTTTTTTACAAGGTCAATCAGAGTTTCAAGATTATGATTTTGAAGGTTCAGGTTTTGCCGTTCTAATAGACTTACTAGCTTACAATACACACTATCTAGGTTTCAATGCTAATATGTTAGCAAATGAAATGTATTTAGATTCTGCTGATATAAGAAAAAATATAGTATCGTTAGCTAAAATGTTAGGTTATACACCAAACTCACCTAGAGCGCCTATAGCAAATTTAGCAGTCAGAGTAAATAATGTACCCTCTACAACAACATCAATTACTATGGCTAAAGGAACAGTTTTTACAACACAAGTTGATAATACTTCTTATCAGTTTGTAACTAATCAATCATATACAATTCAACCGACTGCCGGTGTTTATAATTTTTCAAGTGTTGATATTTACGAAGGCACACTTGTTACATTTAAATATACAGTTGACTCAAATGATGTTGACCAAAAATTTGTAATACCAAGTGATAATGCAGATACATCAACTTTAAAAGTTTCTATTCAAACTTCAGCAAGTGATACAACAACTGAGGTTTATTCATTAGCAACTAGTTTATCAGAATTAAATAATACATCTAAAGTTTATTTTTTACAAGAAGGTGAAAATGGTCGTTTTGAAATATATTTTGGTGATGGTATTTTAGGTAAAAAACCAATAGATGGTAATATAATAAATTTAGAATACATTGTTACAAATAAAACAGAATCAAATGGCGCAAGTTCATTTACATTATCAGGAGATGTTGGTGGTTTTTCAGATGTAACATTAACTACAAATACAAATGCAGCTAATGGTTCAGAGGCACAAACTAAAGAATCAATTAGATATAATGCACCATTGCAATATACAGCACAAGACAGAGCAGTTACTTCAAAAGATTATGAAACAATTGTTAAGTCAGTTTATCCTAATGCTCAATCGGTTAGTGCATGGGGTGGTGAAGATGATGAAACACCACAATATGGTGTTGTCAAGATTGCAATTAAACCAATATCAGGTTCAACATTAACAACCACTACAAAAGAAAGTATTAAAACACAATTAAGAAAATACAATGTTGTATCTGTAAGACCAGAAATAGTTGACCCGGAAACTACAAATATTTTATTAACTTCAAATGTAAAATATAATGCAGCTACAACAACAAAAACTTCAGATACTTTAAAATCTGATATTATAACAACTCTTACAAACTATAATACAAATACACTAAATCAATTTGATGGTGTTTTTAGATATTCAAAAATAGTAGGACTAATTGATAATACAGATACAAGTATTGTATCAAATATTACAACATTAAAAATTAGAAAAGATTTTACACCACTTATAGGAACATCATCTAAGTATGATGTTTATTTTAGAAACGCATTATATAATCCACACTCAGGACACAATTCAAGTGCAGGTGGTATTTTAAGTTCAACAGGTTTTAAAATAGATGGTGACGCAGATACAATATACTTTTTAGATGATGATGGTCAAGGTGCTGTTAGACGATATAGTTTATCAGGTTCAACGAGAGTTTATGCTAATAATTCTCAAGGCACAATTACATATTCAACTGGTCAAGTAACAATTAATTCTTTAAATGTATCAGTAGTGGAAAATATTAGAGGTGCAGCTTCAAGTGTTATTGAATTGACAGTTACACCAAGTTCAAATGATATTGTTCCTGTAAGAGACCAAATATTAAATATAGATACAGCTAATTCAACAATCACGGTAGAGGCAGATACATTTGTTGGTGGTTCTTCCGAAGCAGGAGTAGGTTACACAACTTCAACAAGTTATACTGGTAGTTCTGGTAGTAGTTATTAAGGGTTTGTCAGATGGCAAAATTTACTGATAAAATTTCAACACTCATTAGTAGTCAAGTACCAGAATTTGTACTTGCTGACCACCCTAAATTTTTAGAATTTTTAAAATCATATTATACATTTATGGAATCGGCAGAGGTGTCGGTTACAAGTATTCAAACAACTGACGGTCTAAGATTAGAGTCAGAAATTAATACAAATACAGATGTCTTATTACTAGACGCTTCAAGGTTAGATACAGATAGAACACAATTAGATTCTGGTGATAAAGTTATTTTAGAAAGTTCTACATATGGTAAATTTACTAGAGGTGAAACAATTACTGGACAAACATCAAAAGCAACAGCTACTATTTTAAAAGAAGATTTAGAAAATGGTAAACTTTATATATCTGCTAATGATAAATTTTTAGACAATGAAACTATATTAGGTGCTAGTTCAAATGCAAGTGGTGTATTAAGTAATTATAGACCTAATCCTGTAAATAATATTCAAGACTTATTAAATTTTAGGGACCCCGATAAAGTTATATCAAACTTCTTAACAAAGTTTAGAAACGAATTTTTAAATACAATACCAGAAAATTTAGATGAGTCAGTTAGTAAAAGAAAATTAATTAAAAATATAAAATCTGTTTATAGAGCAAAAGGTACAAGTAGAGGACATGAAATATTTTTTAGAATGTTATTTGGTTTGCCTTCAGAAACTATTTACCCTAGAGAAAATATGTTACGAATATCTGATGGTAAATGGACAACAAATAAAATATTAAGAGCAATTGCTACAGCAG